GAACTTCTTCGCATGGAACGGCGAAGGAGATGGCGGAGCTGCGGGCAGCTCTACGAATACTACGGTTAGTGTCACGCCACCCGATGATACTGCACCCAAGTCTGTTAGTGCCGAGTTTACTCCCCCTTCTAATACTGGCGATACTAACGCTAGCGGTAGTATTGACTGGGGTAACGTAGTCCCACAAGACTTACGGGATAAGCCATATATCCAGAACATCCTGAAAAACAGCGATCCCGGTGCTGAACTGTTTAAACAGTTTGATGGGTTGCAGAAAAAGCTGGGTGAGCGCCCAACGGGAGTGCCTACACCGGAGTCCTCAGATGAAGACTGGGACAAGTTTTACGAGGGGTTACGCCCTGAGAAAGCCGAGGATTACGAGATTAAGCCCCTAGACCTTGGTGACGAAGGCAAAGAAATCGCAGAGTTCGTCAACGGTTTCAGGGACGAAGAGTTCTTAAAAACTGTCACTGCGCTAGCGCACAAACATAAGCTACCTAAGAAACTGTTTGAGGGCTTCGCGCAGGATTACGACAAACTGTTTATCGATAAGTTCGGCGCGGAGTTCAAAGCTGGCGCAGAAGCAAGAAAACAGATGGACTTGGATTTCGACAAGCTGAGTGCTGAAGAGTTTGGCGCAGACGTAGATAAAGAGCTTGCCAGTCAGAAAGCGTTCTTAAACACGGTTGTTTCAGCTAACGCAAAGAAGTATATCTCGTCTCTCAGTAACGAAGCGCTTATTGTACTAGCCAGTGCGATGAAAGGGGTGCGTAGCAAGTTTGTCAAAGAGGACACGCTAGCGAACAGCGGCCACAGTGCGGCTCCTATGTCTAAGGAAGAGATAAGTGCGGAAGGTCGCAAGCTAATGACACACCCCGCCTACCGAAACACAATGCACCCGGAGCATGAGTCGATCAAGCAACAGGTAGACGCTCTCTACGACCAGCTCCGCACCAAAAAATAACCTTGCACTAACGGACGCTCAGCCTTATAATCGTCGATAACTGCTGAAAGACAGGTAGCACCCAGCTAAATCGGTGTCTGTCTATGAGGGTGATACCCCTCCGAGCAGCCCAGCGATAAGGGTTAGGGCGTCCGTTTAGGGTAGCGTTCGGAAAGTGTAAGCGTTTGAATATAGGAGTCACTTGCCGTGGCTGTAATGGATACTATTGATCAGCATTTGATCACCCAATTCTCCGACAACATGCACGTTCGCGCCCAGCAAATTACTGCTCGGTTGCGCCCCTACGTGATGATCCGTAAGATGGAAGGCGAGTTCTTCGCTTACGATGGTCTGGGAACCGTAGAAGCCCGTGAAATCAACGGTCGCTTCCAGGATGTCGAGTTCGACGATATCGAACACTTCCGGCGTCAGATCCGCAAGCGGCGCTTTGTCGTCACTCTGCCTGTTGACCGGAACGATGTTGAGTCGAAACTCAAAGACCCCAACAGCGATTACGCCGATGCTTGCGTCAGAGCTATGGAACGCCGGTTCGACCGGGTTGTTACTGAAGCTATGTTCGCAGACGTTAAAACTGGTCGCGACTTCGAGAACACCATTACTGCCGCCAACGATGGCGTCTTGACTGTGGATGCTACCGCAGGCTTGACCTATGAGAAGCTGCTGGAAATCCACGAGAACTTCATCGACAACGAAGTAGGCAATGATATGCCCACCAAGCTGGTGATGGGTATCACTGGTGGCGAACACACCGATTTGATGTCTGAGTTGGAGCTGACCTCCGGCGATTACAGCCGTCAGTACGTTGTGGACTCCGGCACCATCCAGAAAGCCGTAGGCATCAACATGGTGAAGTTCGCTGGCGATGCCAACGTACCCATCATCCCTGTGTTGGCTGGCGTTCGTCAAGGCTTCGTAATGGCCGAAGGCGCTATCTGCGTAGGCGTTGCCCGCACCTGGGATATCAAAATCCAGGAGCGTACCGACAAGTACGACACCACTCAGATCCAGATCACTGGCGTACTGGGCGCTGTCCGTACTGAAGGCAAGCTGATCCAGAAGGTGACGACCACCGCCGCCTAGTTGTTGTAGCAGAACTCAAGTATAGGAGTCACGACCGTGGCTGTAATTAACGAATATGTAGACGCCAAGATCGTTTCGGGCAAGCTGACAACCGCTGCTCGGGCGCAAGGCACCAAAATCATTACCGCTCATCAGGGTTTCCAGGTTGCTGCGGCTGATGACAACGCTTCTGTGTATCGGCTGTTTAAGGATATTCCTTCGACCGCCATTCTCAAAAGTCTGAAAGTTATGAACGACGCCATTACTGGTGGCACCGATTATGACATCGGACTGTATCTGCCGAATTACGGCGTTGTAGTGGACAAAGATTTGCTGGCTGATGGGCTGGATTTGTCTTCTGCTCACCTCCGTACCACTTGGCTGGACGGGCTTGTGACAGTTGATATCGCCAACTTTGAACTTACCCTGTGGGAATTGGCCGTGTTGATCACCTCCGGGCTGGGGTACACCGCGCAGAACAAACCTGCCTCCTTCGATATCTGCCTCACCGCCAACACTGTTGGTACGGCTGCTGGCGATGTCCTGGCTGAGCTGGAGTTCTACAACCCATAAGCGTACTTCAGGGCCATGGGGGGAGATGCTTCCGGGCGTCTCCCCCTAGTTCTGAGAGAAAGGTGATCCCATGTCTGCGCCGTCTGCTGCGGTTGATATCTGCAACTTGGCCCTTGACTACCTGGGCCAGCAACCCATCTCCTCTATCGAAGTGCCTGAAAGCCAGACAGAGGAGATTATGGCGCGTTGGTATGACCACACTCGCCAGATCTGTCTGAGAGAATACGTGTGGAACTTCGCCACGAAGTACCAAGTAATCCCTCGCACTGGAGCCGGATCAGCGTACTTCGTTGACGCCTACTCTAAACCCAACGATTTTATTCGTCTTCTGGGTATCGGTGAGCGGCGCGACCTACCTACTTACCTTGACTATGAAATCACAGAAGGCACAATCATGGTTACAAATGGCGGAGACAATGGCCTGCCAATCTGGTACACCAAAGACGTAACCAACGTTGCTAGCTTTGATCCCTTGTTTGTCAACATCTTCGCTCTACGCTTGGCGCTAAAGGTGTCCTATAAGTTCACCTTGAAGAAGGGTATGGTTGACTTGCTCAACGGAATGCTGAAAGTTGAGGAAGCAAAAGCGACTTCTGTTGACGGGCAAGAGCGTCCGCCTCGTCGCGTTCAGGAATCCAAATACCACCGAGCTAGAAGGGGTATCGGGTACGGCCAAGCCGCTTCCCGGTATTATGAGTTTGAATGACGTACTCGAATAAAGCCGCAGTCAACTTTTCTGGGGGTGAACTAACCCCCAAGATGAAAGGCCGGTCTGAACTTCCGGTATACGCAAAGTCGGCTGAACGACTCCAGGACTTTATTTCAGAACCCCAAGGGCCAGCCAGATTCAGGAACGGCACTATTTTTGTTGGCAGTACTCGGCGCAACCGTAAAGCAGTCTTCATTCCGTTCCAGTTCAACGATATCCAATCCTACCTTATCGAAGCGACCGATGGCTTTTTCCGCTTCTATAAGACGGTTGATGACGCAGGCGGCATCATTTTGGAAACCGCAAAAAATATTACCGGTGTTACCAACGCAAACCCAGGCGTCATCACTTCTGCCGCACACGGCTACAGTAACGGCAACGAGGTTATCCTGTCCGGGATTGTTGGTGTATCTGGCTTGAACGGTAAACGCTTCCTGGTAGCGAACGTCACTGCAAACACTTTTACTCTAACTGATGACCTGGGTAACGCCATCAGTACTATTGGCGCAGGCGTGTATGTCTCTGGAGGAACGGCTGAGAAGATATATGAGGTCGTCACTCCTTACGCAGAAGCGGATCTTGAGACATTACAGTATACGCAAAACGCTGATACCATGTATATTGTTCACCAGCTCTATGCGCCACGCAAACTAACTCGTACTACTGAGACGAACTGGACGCTGGCGACTTACGTGCGTACCGCAGACCCGTTTACGGGTGCTGGAAAATGGCCCAGAGCAGCGGCGTTCTCCGATGATGCACGTCTGTTGATGGGCGGCACTGTTGATAACCCGGAAACCATCTACGGTTCGAGAGGCCCAACAGGAGCAGGAGCGCTCAGGTATGATGATTTCACCACTGGCACTAACGCTTCGGATGCTGTCATCTTCACTCTCGCCCCGATTCGCGGCAAGGTGGACTCAATTCAATGGCTTAATAATACAGACAAGTTCATTGTCGCAGGCACATTCGGCACTGTGCGCCGCATCTACGGTGCATCAGAAGCGGAGCCTATTACTGCGTCAAGCGTTACCGCGAAGTCGGTAAGTATCTACGGTGCGTTTCCCTCGCTTCCAGTTGTAAACGGCACCACAACGTTTTATGTGGAGCGAGGCGGCAGGAAGCTTAGGTCTTTAGAGTATGACTATCAGGTTGATGGGTATGTACCTACCGACCGAAACCTCGTAGCGGATCATATTGCCAGGGGTGGAATGAAGCAAATCGTAAACCAACTTGGCAGTCCAGAGATTATCTGGTCTGTAACGAATCGCGGCAAGCTGCTTGGATTGACTTATAAAGACAAAGAAGATATCTCTGGTTGGCATAGACATGGCATCGCGCAGGGTGACGTTGAGTGGCTAGGTGTTATGCCCCGGCCAACCAACTATGAGCAGCTATGGATGATCGTTAAGCGTACTATCGACGGTCAAACGGTTCGCTACGTCGAGTACTTCGCAGACCCACCGGACTTCCCTGATCCGGTGGATTTCTTTACCGGCACAGCTAACAAACGTGCAGACAATGTACGATACCTTAACACCCTCTATGAAGCCCAGAAACAAGCCATTCACCTGGATGCTGCCTCGGTTTACGATGGGTCAGTTTATGGCCTGGATGCAGATGCCAGCTTGACTGTTGGATTGGGCGCGGATGAACTCGACGCAACAGGGGTTGTGTTCACCGCCAGCGCCGCCGTATTTGACGCAAGTATGGTTGGAAGAGAATTATGGGGTAAATTCGATGACGAGGGTTATGGAGGCGGCAGGGCCACAATCACAGGGTTTACCGATTCAACCCATGTAACCGCCACTATTGTCGAAGCATTTCCTGAAGGCGAAGTCTACGCCGCAGGTTCGTGGTTCCTAACAGCTACTTCTGTATCTGGGCTTGACTACTTAGAAGGTATGGAAGTAGGAGTCGTTAAAGACGGGGCTGATGCGGGTACGGAAACTGTAACTAATGGCACCATCAGTCTGGACGATCCTGGTAGTGTCATCCATGTCGGATTACGATATACTGGTATCTTAAAGAGCTTACCGCTAGACCAGGGCGGGGTGAGTGGCCCAGCCCAATCAAAACCGAAGAACGTAGCGAAAACTGCGATTCGCTTCCTCAATTCGGGCGGTGCGGCTTTCGGAACCGATCTCTACAACCTGAGCGAGTTCATCTTCGACACCGGAGATACAACTGGCAGGCCAGTTCCGCTATTCACTGGCGTCAAAGAACAGTTCTATCAGGATGCGTGGGACGAAAACAAATACCTTGTAATCGTTCAAAGCTCCCCTACGCCTTGCGTTATCCAGGGGCTTGACATCTTTATGGAGACTACGGATGAATAGCGCGACCGTCATTCCCTTCAAAATGGATCACTTAGAGTGTATGCAGATGAGGGACTACGAGAAAAAGCAATTAGAGTTTGACCCTAGCGCTGCCAGTAAGATGGCGGCGCTTGCTACTTACGGTTTGGGCGGAACCATCATCTATGATGGCCGCATTCTCGGGGTCATCGGGTATCTGGAGATGTGGCCCGGAGTGTACGAGGTATGGGCGTTTCCTTCCATCTGGGTGCAGCGATATGCTACAGTTTACTTACGAACGGTAAAGCAGTATGTCAAGGTTCTTGAGAAGGAACACCCTATCCATCGCTTGCAGTCAGCGGCCATCAACGATGAGCTGCACGACAAGTGGATGTCCTTCCTGGGATTCACCGAAGAAGGTGTTCTGCGCCAGTACGGGTTCGACAAGACTGACTTTAAGCAATGGGCGAGGATCATCTGATGGGGCCGACACTAGCTATCGTATCTGCTGTATCCGCTGTTGCCGGTGCTGTTGGCGGTATGCAAAAGATGCGAGCCGCCAATCAAGAGGCGATGTTCCAGGAACAGCAGGCAGGGATTGCCGCGCAGGAAGCGCAGAAATCCGCATTGCAGAAAGCGCAGGAGGTTGAAGCCTTCGCGCAGGAGCAGACCATGAGGTACGCCAAATCCGGCGTCACCCTCGCTGGCTCCCCTGCGTTGGTGATTGCAGCGACTCGACGTAAAGGTGCTGAAGAGGTTACTGCGCTTGAGAGACAGGGCGCAATGCAGAAGTCGCTGCTAGAAAATAGAGCTTGGCAGACCAGAGCATCAGGACGTTCTGCCCTTTTGGGTAGCCTCGCTGGAAGCGCAACCAGCGTTATGAGCAACTATGCGTTAGGTAAAAAGATTGGATTGTACGGAAACGGCACTGCGGCGTCGGTTGCGGTAAGCCCTCTCCAGTTACCAGGGAGTTCAGGATATGCCTAAAATTCCACAATACACCCAGAACCAGCTCGCCTCTTCCTTAGTAGGCACACCGGGCGTAGACGCCTCTGCTGGAGACGTTGCTACGGCTGTTCAGTCCGGGTTGAATACGCTGGAAACTAACATCCGGTCTATCGCGGTAGTTGAGTACCAGGAGAATCAACGGGCGCTTCGAGCGAAGCAGGCTGAAGACAGAGCTTTGGCCCGCCAGCAACAAGCGATGATCGATGACATGGACGCTGCAAAAGCGCAGTATGACATCGATAGACAACTCGACTTGAAGATGGCGGCAATCAAAGAGCAGAATTTAGACAACCCGGATGCTGCTGTTCAAGCTATGGCGCAAATTGGCCCGGAGTTTATCTCGGAGTACCGCGACAACCTTAACGCAAACGATGTAGTAAAAACCAAAGCCTTTACTGGGAGCTTAAATCGCTTCCGGGAACAACTGGGCGGTATGCAGAATACCTGGGCTGGCGAACAGAAAGTTAAAGCCGGACTCGCCAAGTTCGAGTCTATGGCTGACTGGACAGCTATCAACATCGCGAAGAACGCTGAGGGTACGAACAGTATGCTCTCTGTTCCGCAAGCAGTAGAGTGGATGCAGAATTTCGCTAAAACCTCTACGGCGTTCAGCGCTATCGGCGTGAATGAAGCAGACATCCGAAAGCAAACTGAGAAGATGGCCGCGAATTACCTGTCTCGGCTGTCGTATGAAAACCCAGATCAGTTGACCCAAGTAATTAAACAGGGCGTGTTTGACGACTTCATTGATGGTGCAAGCCGCAATAAACTTTACAATGATGTCGAGAGCCATGCACTAGCGCGGGCCAGGGATCAGCGCGAAGAACAACAGTACACTACTGCGGTGACAATGGCCGATACTACCCACAGTCTACAGATGGGAGCTATTCGAGGTGAAACAACTCCTGCCGATTTCCAAGCAGCAAGGGAACAAGCTGCACAACTCAAGGCTAATCCCAGTACTTATAGGGCTATCGATTCTATCGAAGCGCAACAACTCAATCGGAACGTGAGTAAAGCGGAATCTGAAGTCAACAAGATGATGACAGAAGAGAAGCGCCAAAAAAGAGAGCAAGCTAAAGCACTTGAAAAATCACAACGAGATGCAGACTTAACACAGGTTTTGACCGAATTGAAAACCGCAGAAAAAGCCATCTTCTTGCCGAAGAGTAAAAAAGGTAAGCGATATAGCGTAGTCAGCGATAAGTACAGTGCTGAGCAAGTGTCAGAATACTTATCCAAACTGGTTATTGCCGAAACAAAAGAATACTTATCTCCTGCCGAAGCGGCTGCAAAACGAAGCATCGCTATGAGCGCATTGCAGAGATTGAATAAGAAAGATCCTGAAGCAGCAACCCACGCTAGACAGGTGCTTTTAAACGTAAGCAATATCCGTAAATGGTCTACTACTCGAACGAATGACGTTAAAGAAAATAGACGATTGGGCGTAGAGGCCATTAATAACTTCTACTCCATGTTCGAACAGTACACCAAGGCGCATAACGGTACGCGACCAACCGGACAACAGCTACAAAATCTTATGAACGCTGCGGCACACAAAGCCGAGTTGAATAAAAAGTAGGTACTGCGATGGAAAGAGACATTACTCAGGTAGCCAACGGTGAAGGGCTGGAGTCTCCAGAGTTAAAGCTGGCAGCTATGCCTGACTACGACAATCCAGACACCATAACGCAAATTGCAGACGGCACGTACAACACCACTTACAAGCAACGCACCGGATACGATAGTCCCTGGACTGCCCCGATTGAATATATGCGGGACAAGTATGAGATGGGCGATGCCTCGGTTGTGCGGGGCGTGAAGGGCTTCGAATTATGGAGCCAGGACAATCTTAACCAGGACGAGGAACGGGCGGCTTTAAGCGACTTGCAGACGCCTCACCTCGAAGCCATTCAGAAGAACGTGAACCTACTGGAGGCAAAGCTGGGGCCACGGAACTTCTTTCAGTTCACGGGTGATGCCATGAACATCGCCCCGTCCATGATGCACACAGTCAAGGGTGGCGGGATTGGCGCTGCTGTCGGTGCTGTGGGTGGAGGATTACTGGGCGCGGCAATCACACGAAATCCCGCAGGCGCTATTATCGGCGCTCAATCTGGGGCCAAGACACTGTACGGTGTCGGTGCATTGGCTGCTGGTGTCCAGCTAAACATTGGTGGCGTGTATGCCGGGATGGTTGATAAGGGCATCCCCCGCGAGTTAGCCAGGAAGTATTCTATGAGCGCAGGTTTAGTAATGGGCGGCCTTGAGTATTTCGGCGTCGATCAGATGTCACACGTTGGGCGTTTGGCATTCGCCAAGCAACTAAAGACCAAAGCCGGTAAAGAAGCGGTCGCTAATATGTTCAAGATGCTTCCGCCAGAATTGATGAAGCACCTTTCAGTAGCTGGGTCTATTGTCAAAGGCGCAGGATCGGAAACTGCTACAGAGGTTAGCCAGGATGCAGTAGAGCTGTACGCCAATGCAATGGTAGAATATGTATCCAGCGATGGCAAAGATCGTCCCTGGGAGAGTAAGAAATTCTGGCAGGACGCCCAAGCGCAACTCATGCAAACAGCGATCACTACTGCTCGCGGGTCTTTGGCGCTGGCGGGCGGTACGCATGTCGCGGGCGACCTGACCGGCAAGGGAACTGCAACTTTCAAAGACTTGGTGCAACGCGCTCAGATCAAGGAACTACAGGCGCAACAGCGCCTTGTTGATCAGGGTATGAAATCAGTTCGAGAAGGCAAGGTCGGCTTTGGCGATGTGATGGAAGCGATTGGGCATATCGTTACTGGCGATAAAGACCAGGAGCTTGAAAAAGCAAAACTGGATGCGATGGATATGACCGATGAACAAGCTATGGCCGCGCTTTACCCTTCCAGGCAGACGACTGAAAACGGCACTACAACCTTGATGACAGGGGTATCCAAATCTGAAGCTGAAGCGAAAGAAGCTCAGGCTCAGCCAAGTGAAGAGGAGCTTGATGCTTCTGCTGCAAATGCTGCCGAAAACATGGAGCCTGAAGTCGTACTAGCTGAAATGCAGGGCGATCCTGACGCAGCAATTGCGGAAGAACCAGACCCCGCTCAGAACCCTGATATCGAAGAGATGCCAGAAGACGCTCAGATGCTACTGGATGGACTTTTTGATGAGGAAGAAGGCACGTCATACCAGGAGTCTGACAGCACCATATATTCTGAGGCCATGCCTGAGTTCGTCGGATTGGAAGACACTGACCCCGAATCCAATGAAATGACTGAGGTTGAGGTACAAGCTCGGGTGAATCAGTTGACTGCTGACATCCAGCGCTTGACAGTGCAGGAGCAAGACCTTATTCGTCAGATGGAAAAGAAGAAAACAAAGGGCCACAAGCTGACAGCAATGGAAGACCGGCTGGCTAAAATCCAGGAACAGAAGGAGAACCTTCAGTTCGAGCGGGATGTAACCTCCGAGGGATTCCGCTCCAGAAACGATGTAGCCGCGCAGAAAGGTCAAGTCCGTATGTCCGTCCTCTCCAAGCTGATTAAGCGCCTGGAGCGGAACGCTGACAGCGTAGTGAAGACTCGTAAACAAACCAATGACCGTATCTCCCGCGCCAGAGGCGAAGGGTTTAAGAGTGGTGATTTCAACGCGAGACAAGCGGTTCGCTCTCTGCAAGGCCAGTTAATCCAGGTCATTAACGCTGCTACCAAGAATCAGAAGTTCCGTAACGACCTCAAGCGTTATGTCAACAAGGTAACGAACGTGCGTCAGTTCAAGACTGCTGCGAAAAAGGTCGATGCCGCATTGCGTGAGATGGAGACTAAAGCGGATCAGAAGCAATACGAAGTATCAAGAAAGAAGCTGCTCGATAAGATTGACCGCATGACAGAGGATAAAACCAAGACTGTTGGCGGAAAACCTACTAGCAATTATGACGCAGACACCATTGCTCGACTGAAGAAGTTCCGGGTATACGCTGCATCCAAGGTGTTAGCGGAGCGAGCGCTGCTTGATTTCGACCAAACCCACGGCACTAACTTCCAGAACGGGGATCTGCACCTGATTCCCGATGAGGCGCTTGAAGACCGGCAGATGGCGATCCTGGCGAATGACCTGGAGAACCGCAACCTGATGGAGTTAAACATCATTCAGGGCAACATTGCTCAATGGTTGCAGGACTCTCGGGATGCCATGCTCCAGAAGAAGGAAGCCCAGAAGCTAGAAGACGAACTGACGCTGAATACGGCCAAGGCCAGCCTAGGCGTTCAGCCTACTGATAAGGCAATCAAGTCGAAGAAAGCCAAGCCCAGTCATCCGTTTAGCGATTTCCATACGCCCTGGCTGATGTGGAACTCCCTCCTGAAGTACATTACACCAAAAGATGCGGGCCATGCCCTAGCTGCACTGCTGGATACGACGATGGCGAAAGCGGGATACTACGCTGGGCGGGAAACCTCTAGCCTCGCCATGACTAAAAAGCTACAAGAGACGTTAGATAACAACGGCTTCGCTAACACAGACATTAACAAGAAAGCGTATAAAGACTCTAACGAGATTGTAACCTTCACGTATACTGATCAGGAAGGCAATCAGATCACCACTAGCCCAGACAGAGCGCAGATGATTGACATCTGGATGAAGATGCAGGACACCTCTCTGCACGATACGATGCGCGATGCGGATAAGGGTAACTCCTGGACGTTCACCGGAGAAGCCGCTGCGGGTACTTCCTTCCAAGAACAGCTAGAAGCGCTATTAAAGCCAGAGGATAAACTGATCGGACAGGCGATGATTGACTTCTACGCAGACTATCACGCTCGCGTAAACGCCGTATACCGCGAAAAGTACGGCGTTGACCTCCCGATGCGCGAGAACTACAGTCCGCTGAACCGGACAGGGTATGACGTTGACCCCGGAGACGGTGTTTCTTTTGGTGCATTGCTTCCGAAATCTTCTAAGAACCGTAACGCCAACCTGAATCGGGTCGATCCGCAGAACGCATACTCCACGATTGACCAGCATATTGACCAGTGGGAACACTTCATGTCCTACGATACCCTGATGAGAAAGATGCGTGTGGTCATGAAGAACGCTGATGTTCGGACGCATATCGCTGACAACTTCGGAAACGGAACTGTCACAGTGCTGAATACATATCAACAGCGCTTTATCCAAAACAGGCCAACACTTTACGATAACTCCAGTGCATGGCTAGGCGTCCTGATGAAGAGTTTGAGCTGGGCGGCATTGGGCTTTAAACCTGTGTATCAGATGGCCGTTCAGCTATCAGCAGGTATGTCTATGTGGGCTGACTATAACCCAGTCGATGTAGCCAAAGGCGCTGTGATGTACGCCAGAAACTTGGGTCAAACTGAGCAAGAGTTCCGCAACTCGGCGGTTCTCAAGCATCGGTACAAGGAAGGCGCTTCCCAGGAGTTTAAGCAAGCCCTGTCATCCACTGGAAGACTGGGTGGGTTCTTGGCTTACGCCACCAAGGCACCGACACCGGAACTCGGGCCAGGAGCCTACAACGTAATCAGCAAGCTGACATTTGCGGGTATGCGCCTAGGTGATGCTGGCGTTGTGCGCGTCTTCGGCGGGCCACTCTACTGGGCTGAGATCGCTAAAGGGTCTTCGCCTGAACAAGCGATGAGAGCCGTTGAGCGCGTTACTGAACAGACTCAGCAATCCGATGCTGTAGACCAGATGCCGCATGTCTTCGCCCAGGATCAGTGGAAGTACTTTGCCTTGGGTATGTTCCGGCTTCAGCCTCTCCAGTTATATGGCCAATCGCTGGTCGCGTCCAGGGACTTCCTATACAACGACCGCTCCGCCAAGGGCTTCGCCAAGCTGGGGTACAAGATGATGTCAATGTGGATGCTCCCCGGCCTGATGTATGGTTTGGTGAAAGCAGCGCCTTCTCTCATTGCACCCTCTGGTGACGATGACGACCGCGATAAGGACGCTATTTTTGACATCGTGAGTTCCACTATCCTCGGGCCAGCAAATGCCGTACCGGGCTTCGGAGATGCCGTAGAATGGCTTTGGTGGCAAGTCGCTGCTCCTGCGGTAGGAGTGGATGTACCGAACTTCCGAAAGTCAATCGGTGGCGATCCCGTCAGCCAGCAGTTATTTGAAAACCCTTGGAAGGCGATCAAGTCCTGGGGCAAAGTCCTGGAGAATACTGCTGATGTTGACGGAGACGTTGAGGAAGAAGATGCTACAGAAGACGCTCAGAAAGCTGTAGCGGACACTGTAAAAGCTGTCAGTCAGCTTGCTGGCGCTCCTGGCGCAGCGCTTAACATGCCTGGAAACATCGTCTCCAGAGTTGAGCAAGGTGACTGGATCGGCGCTTCATTCGCCTTGGGCGGCTGGTCAACCAGTCAGTTAACCAAGCGCGGTAGCAGTACGGATGAAGAGGATGAAGAAGAAGATTACGGAGATGAAGAGGACGATACTCCTCTTTCTCAGCTAATCGAAGAAGCGAAAGCCAGACTAGATGCTATGGATAATGAATCTGAAGGTTCCCAAGAACCGCCAGCAGATGATAGTATGAGAACAGATTCCGAAGACTTCTTCGGGCCACCAGAGGACAGCGCTCCATGACTGTAGAAACGACAACTAACAGGGCGTTCGGAACGGGTGACGGGTCGATTACGGAGTTTGACTTCACGTTCAAGTACTTCAACGACACCGATATCGACGTTTACCTAGACGATAACACCACTCCAATCAGCCCAACGCTTTATTCCGTCGTTCGGAATCCATCCGGCGATGGTGGCACTGTCGTGTTTATAGACCCCGTAGCCGATGATGTGCGCGTCACCATCGCTAGGGCGCTGGAGTACACCCAGACTACTCGCATCCCTGTGCGCGGTGAGCTGGGGCGAGGCACTTTGGAAAACACTTACGACAAGCTCACAATGCTTTGCCAGCAACTGAAGGATGAAGTCTCCCGTTCCTTGGTGCTGCCAGTGACATTTCAGAATGCTCAGCAATTAGTATTGCCTGAACCTGAAGCGGGACGGGCGCTTATCTGGCGTGATGACCTGAGCGGGCTGGACAATAGCGATGTCAACCTGACTACTCTTTTGGATGATGTAACTGCTCAAGCAGTTATCGCCACCCAACAAGCTGTGATTGCGGCTAACCAAGCTGCTTCAGCGACAGGCTCTGTTACTCTGGCCAGTGAATACGCTAATACAGCCAGGACTCACAGAGATAACGCCCGCTTGTGGTCAAGCGCTGGTGAAGATGTTCCCGTGGATGACGGCACCAACACCGGGTTCTCCGCTTATCACTGGTCACGTAAAGCGCAGGGGCTATCTGTGCCGATGACCACTAAAGGGGATATCTTCGTGCGCGGGGCTAGCGGGAACGCTCGCCAACCCGTAGGTACTGACGGCCAAGTTCTTGTCGCGGATTCAACTTCAGCCACTGGATTGGCCTGGGGTTATGGTGTACCGACCGGCGTACCCCTTCCATTTTGGGGCGGAGAAGCGTATGTACCTGCTGGTTTTATACTGGCGCAAGGATCAATCGGTAGTGCTGCTAGTGCTGCAACCCGCCGAGCCAATGCTGACACTATTAATCTGTACACACTACTATGGAATAGTTTAACCAATGCCGTCGCTCCGGTGTCCGGTGGACGTGGAGTTAGTGCTGCGGCGGATTTTGCGGCGAATAAAACCCTAACCCTTCCTCCTCCAAATGGTAGAGCGTTTATCTGCAAGGATAACATGGGCGGTGTATCCGCCAACGTAGTAACTTCTGCTTCTGAAGATGGGGGTAACGCTATTATTCTGTGCGGTACTGGGGGCGAAGAAACCCACGTACAGGCGCTCAGCGAGCTAAGACGGCACAAACACAATATCACAAGAACGGCCAACGCAGATTCCGGGTCAGCTCGATTTACGCCTCCGTCCATCACAGAGGAGGTTAATGACGAAGGTGCAGGCGATCCGATGAACGTCATGGGGCCGTGGATGGCCGTGAACGTTATACTAAAGCTTTAGGGAAGTACGAGTGATTACGGTTAGGAGCTAATTGTGGAAGGACAGAATGTAGTGGAGTTACTTACTGCGTTAGCAGGGCCGCTAGGTGGCGCACTAGCTGGGTGGATAGTATCCAGAACATTACTAAAAATGTACAACGACAAAGATAAACAGCTAATTCAATCCCTACAATCTCAGATCAACGGGATTAGCCAGGGAGAGAAACACTGTAACGAAAGATTCAATATGCTTCTCGGTGAAGTATTTAAGCTGAAGGACAGAGGCAATGATCAAAGTCCCGTTCATTAAATCGAGAAACTTCAAAAGTTACGACATCTGCCGGAGTGCAGATACTGTAACCGAGACTGGGCTGTACTTGACTGGATACGTTCACGGTCATGCCCAAGGGCTGCGGGATTCTTTGTATAAAAAATACCCGGAACGGTTTAAAGGGTTAGTTCTTACGTCAACCAATCGAGGTGCATACAACACTGATATTAAAAATGCAGCGAAAGGTTCCCATCATGTTTGGCGTGTCGAATCCAACGGTAATCTGCATGTTGCATATGATTGCTACGGCGTAGGTATCACGCTTCAAGAACTGTATGACCATGCAGTAGCGACATGCCGGGGAGAGATTTACATGAACAAGCCCGAAGGTATTGTACATATAGCGCCAGTACCTATGGAAGACGAACACTGGATTCAGTAACAAGTTTATTAGAAACACAAAGGATACGCCATGACCCGCATTCCAGATTCTAAAACCAGCTCAGGTAACATCATCGTTAAAGACGAGGGCTTACTTGTTGCTAACCTCCGTGAATTGAACTTTATCGGGGCTAACATTCAGTCTGTATTGAACGGTACGAGAGCGGACGTAACGCTTAAATCTGGCCCGCAGTTAAGCCAGCGGTTTATTGGGAATATCAATAACGTTTTCGCTCGGCATTGGTCTGGCGGGATTAGCGCAGGAGGCGTCAGAAACGATTATACGTCCACGCAATGCGCCTTCGTGGTTGCGCCATGCGATGAGTTTACTCAGGTTCGCTTCCTGTTTAAGAACATCGAAGCCACTCCACCTAACGTAACCGCTGTTTGCGCTGTCACCAATAGCTCAGCGAACAAGATTGAGCCTTCCGTAGGCAACACCAAAACCAATAACCCAACCAACGGATGGATAGATGTCACGTTCGATGGCGACATCACAGGCACACTGCCAGATTTTACATCTGGTGACGTAAGAGTAGCCGCAACACTGTGGTCTGACTGGATGGATCTACCGTCTATTGCGCCCACAGACGGCGCATCCACAAGGCCGTACCTGATGTTTCGCACCAAATTTAGCTCTCCATTCACGTACTGGGCGCAGGGCGTCACAAGAACGACCATCGACTACAATCCAAACTTCTTCGACCAGTACTATCGCTTTGGAGCGGATACAACTGGCACCACCGAGAATAGCACCGCAGCCAACACTAATACCTATCAGGACGGTACAGGCGTGTTTGCGGTTGAGTTCCGTTCTAGCAAGCGCGTTTTGAAAGTTGTTTGCGTCGGTGACTCCATCACCCAAGGCGTAGGCGACAACACCCAAGGTAACTCATTGGGTTCATGGGTTCCAAAATCCGAAGCGCTGCGTCTAGCCAGCGGTTTGCCTGTGAACTTCCTGAACTACGGTCAAGGTGCTTGCCCTTCGGTATCTTACCTAGC